AGGTGCCGCCAGAAACGGTCTGAACCGTGACTTCACCGCCTAAGCGCTTCATCGCTTTTTGCACTGCCTTTTGCAGCGACGTTGCCAGAGTCATTACTCACCACTAGGGAGAGGGCGTTCATAAGCAGTAATCTCAGCTGGCCGCTCAGGTGCAAGCAGTTCCATACTGACTAGCAAGGCGAGACCGTCAGCCACACGCTGATCATCCAGTTCTACTGTTTCTGCTGCTATCAGCTCGTCAAGTAATGCTTTGACAGAATCAGCGGCTGCATCCTGGGCTTCAGATGCCGCAAGCACACTCGCGTATTCGGTTGGTGTGAAACGTGCAAAAAAGGCAGCACTTGTGACAACGCCGTAGCCGTTAGCGTCGGCGAAACGGTCGCCGTCCTGGCTTAACAGCCATTCAGCATAAACTTCAGGTGTTTTGCCAACAGAATTAGCGGCAAAGATCAACCCATCAATAACGCGGGTATTGGTCAGTGTGACGGAAAGAGTGTCCATGGCTAGATCAAACGGTAATACGGAGTTCGCCAGTGGCGGTCTTGTAAACGTCACCCCCAACTAGACCACCAGATGTGGCCGCAGAGTTGTCGGCGTAAGTGGGCAGATTGGGCAGTTTTAAAGTTGCCGCTGTGATCCGAACAGGTTTTTCAGAACCAGTACCAGCGCCTTCCGTCCCGATCTCAAAGACGTTGCTGTTCCACTGGAAGAATCCGCGCTCGTGATTTGAGGCGTTGGTGTAGGTGTTGTAAAGCCTGTACGTTTGGGCGTTGGTGCCGTCGCGTTGGGCGAAGATGTTGGCGGCGTCTGTTGACAACCAAACTTTGCCATTAAGCAGCTTAAACGCAACTCCAAGGTTACTAGAAGTAATGTCAAGATAACCACTAGTACTCTGACCAATCTTTAATCCATTACTAGCACCTGCTCCGTTTAAAATAAAAGGGGCGCCAAAAAACCTTTGAATATTGATAAGTGAGGATAGTAGTGCAAAATTACTGCCGCCACCGCCTACTCCTGGGTCATTAACTGAGATGCTAAATTGACTCGTCCCACCCAACTGCAAATCCAGCAGTTTGCTATCAGCAGCACTGGCAGTGTCAGTTGCATTTAACTTCAGCCCGGTGAAAGTTGTTGTTGCGCTATTCCATGTCTGGCTCAGGTTGAGGATCGGCGCGTCTGTCGTAACGGTTTTGCCGCCAACGGTTAACGACCCTGCAGTGTCGTTGTAAGCCAGGCCGCTGTCACCGGCAAAACTCCCGCCGTCATTAAATTGAACTTGGGTGTCGGAGCCCCCAGGAGTGCCACCGCCACCGCCACCGGTTTGGTCAACCCATTCGGTGTCGTAATCAGTGTTAGAGGCTTTCGCCAGAACCTGGCCTGTAGTGCCCCCGGTGATAACCCCTACGCCGTCAGCTCCATCAGCTCCATTAGCGCCGTCTGCCCCATCAGCCCCTGCAGGGCCAGTCGGCCCCTGTGGCCCTGTTGCACCGGTAGGGCCTGCCGGCCCCGTCGGCCCTGTTGCCCCAGTAGCGCCGTCCGCCCCATCTGCACCTGCTGGACCAGCCGCCCCGTCAGCTCCATCAGCTCCATCAGCACCATCAGCGCCTGCTGGCCCCTGAGGGCCGGCCAACGTGCCCAGAGATGCCCATGCAAAACCGTCCCAGACGTAGAAATTATCGTTATCTTCGACTAGATAAACATCGCCCTGCGTAGCACCGCCGGGCAAGTCGCCAACAGTCGCAACGGTCCCTAAAACCTCAAAAGCAGTGGCGCCAGCCCCTACCTCGTCGAGATTGCCTGTGAACGGGTTGAACTTATAGCCCATAACTAAACTTTAGCAACGCTGGAAAGGTTCCCACTTGAATAGGTCAACGTCAAGGTTGCCACCGTGGTGCCTGACGCGCCTCCCGTCTTAAAAACTACGTCTTGAGTTCCATTGCTAGGCGCTGCAGCTGGACTGAATGAAACATAATCATGCTTGGGGATCTGCAGCCCTTGGACAACGCTGCTCGCGTAGCTGCCATCAGCCTGTCTGATAGCGGTGATGTCGTCGGCGTTGTAGCTGTGAGGCATGTCTTAGCTCCTTCTGATTGCAATATTGCCAGGTCCGCTAATTCTAAGGCCACTCAGCAACCGTTCATATAGTGGCGGCACGCGGTCAGCTCCAATCGCGCCAGATGTGAGGTTTGGCGTGATGCTGATGCTGCCGATCGAAAGGCTCTTGTAATCCTCCAGACCGCTCAAGCTGATGCCGTCTTCGTTGTTGTGCAGGTAAACCGCCAGCTCAATTTGAGCCCTCTTGATCTGGTCTGGTATCTCGGTGTCAGTGTAATAGTCAGCCGTGATCGTGAACGGGAAGCCGGTTGAATATCGGCTTGAATAGGTGTCAGGCTTTCGCACCCCTGTTCGCGGCCATTGCAACGCCTGCGTATCAGTTGCCCGAGCGCCAAGGAACCGCTCACGGTCTAGTCGCTGTGCAGCTGCTGCAAGCGCTCGATTACGTGAATCAGTGTTCCCTGTCCCCCAGTGCTGAACATCAGTGCTGAGGACCATTGCATCAACCAACGCGTCAGCGTCAGTCAGCGTCAGGTAAGAGTTTGCGTTTGCGGCTCCTGGTGTTGCGACGATTACGATGGCCATCGGTCGATCCCTGTTTGCTGGTCTCCTCCGGTGCCGGAGCAGCGGCAGCCTTAGCGGTGGCTGCTGCTGCTTCCTGCTCCTTCTTCGCCCTCCTAAAAGCGTAGAGCCCCATGAATGATTACGCGGCTGCGGCTTTCATTACTGCGAAGTTAATGACCACGACCTCACCAGCGGTTGAACCGAGGTTTGAGAGTGTGACATCGAAACTTCCTGCAGCAGTGGCAGACACAAACGCCAGGTAAAGCCCTGTGCTCGCGCCAGACTGGACGCTGACCAGAACCACGTCACTAGCGGTAACAGAGCTGTTGGTGACGGTAAAGGTCACCTCAGCGTTGCCGGCCAGTGACGCATCATCAGTCGTGATAGCCCCTGATGGAGCGTTCACGGTTACGCCTGTTGCCTTGCTTGTGAGCTGGGTTACAGCCCCACCGGAAACGTAGCCAATGGCCCGCCCGGCGGATGTTTCAAAAAAGCTTGCCATGATTGATCAATCCATTGCGGAAACGACGGTGGCGCGAACGATTCCAATATTCTTGGTTTCGTACACTTTGGTCCAGTTGGAAGCAGTTGCCAACTGGGTGCGATTTGGGTTGGAATCAGTGACATTCCACTTTGCACCTACTGGGTGATAGATGTAGTGAAGGTCAAGACTGAGTGCATCACTTTTGGCTAACACATCTCTATCAGTTTCCGTTGAAATCGCAGCCTGCTCGCCAGTTGCGACGCTGCCTTGACTGAACATGTAGGTTGCATATTCAGTAGACGCACCAGACCCAACGGTGTTCACATCGTCTGAAACGAGAACCCTCATTCCCAGATAGGTGGGGATGGTCACCTCTCCATAGGCGTTAGCGATTGACCCACCGGATGCAGTTGCATCACCGCCGGCAACATCTGTTGCCTTGACGTAATCAACAGCACGACGCTCAACAAGTTCATAATAAACTTTTGAGTGCATACATATCGTTGTCAACTTTTCGCCTTGATCACCGAGCAATGCACGGGCCTGCGAAACCTGACGGGGGCTGAGTGATGTTGGAGTATCACCAGATTCGCCGTCAACTGTCAGATCAAAAAATGCAGATGCTGAGCTGTTGTTATTGACCGGGCCAAACACACCGTTAAGACACGCGAGCATGTCTTTCTGGCGCTGATGGTTGACATAATTGGCAACCTTCTGACCAATGGCAGCCATAGGATCAGAGCCAGCGGCAAGGGCAGCAAGATCGCGTGATTCCCATGCACGTCCACGGTGCAATACGACGCCAACTTGCTTTTGAGCTGAAATCTTGCTTGGCGTCAATGAAGAGCTGTCAGACAGAACTTCAAAATCGCCTGGAAGGTTCGCGTTATAAAACGGAACGTTAACGAAATCGCCGCCCTCTTGTGCCGCGTTAAGTGCGGCCAATGGTGCAACAACACCGCTTTGCAAAAAGGCATCACGCCGCGTTGATTCTTCGATCAAATACGGTGTGAACACCTCCGGCACAATAATATCCGAGCGCAAAGTCGCCATGGAACCTCCTAAAAATGGTTGTTTATTTTTCGGGCGTAACCCTTCCGGCTCTGCGTAGCTTCACCTTCACCACATATTAGCGGTTTGCAGCATTCTTCAACCTCTCGTACAAATCACGATCAGTTTTGAATAGCCTTCCCTGCTCCGTTAAGTCGAAGCTTTCACGGCTGAACGGGTTCTTTGTGCCCGGTGTGATCTCACCGCTAGCCCTCGACGATGGAGCCCCGCTGCCCTGCGGCTTTGGTGCCTTTTGCATCCATGCCGGTGTTTTGGCCCTTGCCCATTCCCCTACGGGGGTGCGCTCATAGCCATCAACGACCACGACAGTGCCATCAGGCTCACGCTGGATTTGGTCGCGTTTCAACTGAGTGTTAAGCACCAGTTGAGGGTCATGCACCACGTCAGACAATGCGCTGACGGCTGGTGCCATCAACTCAAGTTCTTGCACTCGATCGGTCAGCTCCTGAATCCGTCTGTCTTTTTCAGTGGCTGATTCCCTGAACTGCTGCTCAAGTGCAGCTTTGGCCTCGGCGTATTGGCCTTTACTTTCCAGTTGGTCTTGCTCAGCCTTTGCCTTGAAATCAATCAGGGCCTGAACGTCAACACCCTCAAGCCCTTCGTTTGCTTGTAACTTGCCGATCAACTCATAATTTTTAAGCTCCAGCGCCTTGACGCTTTTCTTTAGCGCCTCAACATCAGCTGTTGATTGTTCTTGCTCTTGAGACGTAATCTCGTCGGTCACGTGAAACCCGTAAGGCTTATTTACCTCACCACCTTACTTTATTCGCCCAAAAGGCTGCAGAAGTTTTGCCTTTGGCGATGTTTTTCGCATGTCGCGCTTTGAATGATGCGCGTTTTGCTTTATCAGCAGCTGACTCACCTTTACGTGGCGGCTTTGGCTTTGCACCTTGCATCCCAAACCGAATCAGCTTTGGTTTGCCGTCCGCCTTCACCACTACAGCGTGGCTTTTGCCGCTGGGATGGTTTGGCGTTCTGATCGGCTTGTCATAGCCGTCAAACGTATGGCCGCCGCGCTTGATGCTCACTGCTTTTTTGGTGCTGCCTTCAGCTGTGATCGACGCTTCAGGACTGGGTTGCCTGTCGATTCTGATTTGAGTTTGATCACTGGATCATCTGCAGTGCCGACCCTAACGATGTTGCCGCCTCTAGGGCCTTTGATCGCTGCCCTGGCCCCGCCCATTGCGGTAACAGTGCCAAACGTGCGCTTGCCTTGATAAAGCCAGCTGACTCGCTGCCCTTTTCTCACTTCTTCATTCCTTTCTTCATGCCTTTTTTGGTTCCTTTCTTCATGCCCTTCTTCATGCCCTTCTTCATGCCTGCTGAATACTTCATTTGAATGGCTACTGTTGCTTTGATTCTAGGGTTGCCCGTACCTTGCTTTGAGCTGCTTCAATGTCAGCTCTGAACCATCATTCGCGACAAACTTACGGATTGCATCCTCTGGCCCGTATTTCTTCACCAGCTTGTTCCAATAAGGGATCCTGCTAGGCCCCAAAACATCGCGCTTTACGTTGTCGCCTTGCTCCTGTAACCATTCCCCATAAGACTGATTCGCTGGAACCGTCCGCGTCTTGGCTGCTTTGCTCATCGGCCCTGAAATGATGCCCGGTCTGCGTATCGCGCTAGGTGGCGGTTCAGGCATCCCTAGCGCTGCATAATCGATCTCTGGGACGGTCGTTGATCTGCAGTTGAAATGTTGCGGGGGTGTTGGCCCCTTGCCGTACTCAAACACCTGCTGATCTAACGCCCTGCAGCGTGCCGAGGTTCGTGAATCCAGCGTTGCAACGTATCGGTACCTCTCGGTGGTCTCAACGTTCGCCTTGTAGGTGGCCTGGCTGGTTGCATTTGCCACCTGATTGACGCTTGTCCTAACCAACGTGTTCACCTGATGGTTGGCCACTGCTGTGAGCTGCCCGCCTGCCTGCGCTAGTTGCCGGACTGATAACGGCCCAAAATCAGCAAATTGCAAACGGCCCTTTAGGCGTTTCGCCATCTGCGGCCCTGAATCACCTGCTAAAAACCCAGACTGAACGGTTTTGGTAAACAGCTCAGCTTGAGATTCAGCGATTCCCCTGAATGCTTTCGATACGGTCGAGCCATTCGGCAAGGTGATCTGAGCGCCCTGCGTTGCTGTCAGCCTGAACGTTGCCGGTGATGGGCCTACGGCTTCCAGCAGGTCATCAGACAAAACACTCAAGCCAATCTCAATGGGGTCTGTCATCACAACCGCACGGGCAAAAGCAGGATCGATCTGCAGCGCTCTGACTTGATCAGCCAGCCGTTCCGGCACCATCTCCAGCAGCTGCGCCCTGACGAACTGCTCCTCAAATGTGGCCAGCCCCTGCAGCTCACCTGCCAGCAACGCGGAGCTTTCGCCAGCCCAGTTGTCGAGGCTTTCACGTAGCTGCCTGACGATTTCTCTCAGCCTGGTTTGACGGTCAAAGGCTCGCTCATCTTCGACCAGGATCTGCAGCTCCGCGACAGCCTGCAAAATCAATCGGTTGTAAGCAATCGCAATCTGTTTGGCCTCAGCATTGCTGAACCTGTTCAGATCGACGGCATGACGATAGAACTCAGACGGGGTGCTCATTCCTGTAAGCCACCGGCAGCCGTTGCCTCCAGCTCTTCTTCAAGGTCGAACGAATCACCGAGCACTTCACCGGCCTCTAGCTGGGTCAGCATCGTCGATTGCGTGATGGTCCCTGCCAGGTAGAGCTCAAGTAACGCTTTGATTTCGCCTGGGTCCATACGAGCGCCCATGAAGTCGCGGTTGATCAATGCGCTGCCGGGTGATGCGTCGTTTAGGTAGGCAGCATGAAACCGCAGGCAGTTGTCAATCATGTCCTGCATATTTTGAGCGATCACCATCATCGTGGAATCGCCTTGGCTGCGATCGATGCGTTTCGACTCGGCTGTTTCGGCTGAAAGCTTTTGGCCCAGCACACTGGCCAGACCTAGCTCATTGATCTGCTTTTCGATCTGATCCAGCCGCTGAAACAATGCGCTGAAGCTGGCTCCACCCGGCTCGATGTATTGGGCTGATGCGCCCTCAGGTAACGCCATCGCTTCATTAGGCCCCGCCGTGATCTCCTCGGCTGATTGCGGGAATCCAAAAATCGCCAACATGGGAACTGCGGCGACGTGCAGAATATTGTCTAAATCTGATTGAACTTGATACGCCTTGATGTTTAATTCACCGATGTCTTCCATCGGTGGCTTTGACTGTAGATAATTCACGCGGTTGCTGTATGCAACTGCGAACGGGATTTCGTCTAAGCTTGTTGTGCCTTCCTCGAACAATGTGTAATCCTTTTTGTCATCTTGCCTGAAGATTTCATAACTGCCTGGCGTCAATACTCTGACTTGGTTGACTATTTTTTCGCCGTATTCTCCATCAGGCTCGGTTACCTGTTCTTTTAGCCTGAGCTGAATAAGACGGGGCTTGCCGTCTTGCATTTCAGTGCGCCAGCCCAAAATGCTGCGCGGGTCATAGCTGCACCAATACGGTCTGCCGTTGCCATCTGTTGGCGCATCAACCAAAACGCCCACATGGCCATAACGGATCGCCTTACGGGCTGTTTCATACACCCAGGTGTTCAAATCATTGCCTTGCTGGTCAACGTCAAACAGAGCCTCACGTATGCTGTCTGAAATGTCATTCAGTTTTACCGGCTTCCGGGTAAGCATCCCAGCCAGTAGCCGCTCAAGCCTGACGTAATACGGTTGCAGCGTGCTGCGGAGCAATCTGTTCTGGTAGGCATCATCAGTCTCCCGAGGCTCTTGAGGGAGGTATTTACGGCCCTCTTTCCTGATGCCATAGGTGCCCGTCAGCAGGCATTCGATCAGCTCCCAGTGTGGTTCCTGATCGATCCATGCCTGATTCGGGTCATAGACATTTACGACCTTTGAGGTTTTAGTTCTATTCCGTGCCGTGGATTGATAGCCCAATGCTGCTGCCGCCTTTTGCTAACAGTTTAAGCCGGCTGATCTTTGATAATTTTGGCGCGGCCATTTGCATCAACTTGAATCAGCTGATGCTTTCGCGGTTCACCGTGTTTTGGCTGCAGCAATCGGCCTACAGCGGTTACGACGGGCCGGGTCATGCTGTTGCCTCTTCACCGTCTTCAGTCAGCAGTTCGGCGACTGCAAGCCCGGCGATGATGTCGTTTTTGGCTAGTTCCAACGCGCCGACAAGCTCAATGACGCTGAGCCCTTCAGTTTCTGCGATCAGGTCGTCAAGAGCGTTCAGAAATTCTTCCATGATGCTGGGGATGGGTTCGGCCCTAACTTAGCAAGAGGCATCAAAACAGGCATGGGCGGTCTAGACGTAAGCGGCACGGCGGACGATTGCGTAAGGGTCTGCCTGACAGAGGAAGGGATCACCAGCTGTTGCAACGTGTCGTCGTATCACTTGGTGGAGTCGCACCGTAAGCAGCTGCAGCGAGCGAATGCAAGGAAAGCAGCGGATGCTTATGGCATTAAAAAGCCCCAGCGGCCCGAATCGCTGAGGCTTTGAGCCCACTTGCATGAAGCCTGAGAACCCATTAACTCAGGCAACGTGCTGAGCGTAGCAGGTCAGCCGCTGCGGTCGATACGCACTAAAAAACCCCAGCGACGGCAACCGCTGAGGTCTGGGGAACCTATGAATGAAGCATCGTAGCAGGTCAGCTCCTGCGGCGTTTGGCTGCTGCCCGTGCGCTATTGGCCGTTACGCTTTTTTTTGGCGCCGCGCCGTTTGGATCCAAATCTGTCTGAATCCCTTGTACTCTTACGATCTCGCCGCGAAAACGTTGAAGGGCTCCCAAAGTTTTGATAGAACGCTTTTGCCCTAGATGCGGTAGATCGAGACTTGGCCTCACGTTTTTGAGACGCTGCGTTCCTGACCTCTAATGGCGTTTTCACTCTCTGCGCTGAACTAAGTGAGTCTCTTCTTGACCCTTCGTTTATGTAGCGCCTGAGCTCTGTTCCACGCGCTTTTTTTGCCCTTGCGGCAAAAGCATCCCCATCTATTCTTGCCTTCCGGCGCTTTGCTGCTGTCGGCTTCGCTGCTGCTGCCTTCGCCCTGCTCTTCTTCCCGCCAGTTGCTGGATCCTGGCCCCGTGCTCCTTTCGTCAACCTCCCGCCATAATCTCGGCTGCGCTTATCCGTTACTGATGGCTTTGATAGTGCCCGGCTCAATCGGCCCTTGTCTTCTTTCAGCATCCGGCCCCGCAGTGCATCAGCCTGCTTCTTCACGCCACGCAATTTCTCCGCAGAACCCTTCAGGGCTTTGCCTTTTTTGATCACGTTATCGATCGCACGATTCATTTTGGTGCGCGGTGATTTAGGCCCCGGCTTGATCGTATTTTTAGGGCCAAGCCTGCCACCAGTCCGCCTGATGTTGCCCTTAGCGACGGGCCTGGCCAGCTTGCCGGTAGCCCGTGCGCTATTGGCCGTTACGCTTTTTTTTTTGCGCCTCGGGTTTCTTCCATCTTGCGGACCTTACGTTTTGCGGCCTGAGCGCTTTTGACCGATGCTCGAATGTTCGCAGCACCTGCATCAGTGCGGCCCTTTAGCCCCTTCGAGCTTGTCCGCCCCCCTGCCAGCATTGAGGCTTTACGGGCAGATGATGTTGCGGCTTGATACTTAGCCTTTGCTGCCCGGCCTGCTGTTGATTTGCTGGTGCGTGCTGCTGTCGGCTTCGAGCGTGCTGCTACATCTCTTGCAATTTGACGGTCACTAGCCCTGCTGCTTGCGTTGACCTTACGCTTCGAGCTTGATTTTGAGATGGTGTTTTTCGTCTCACCGATCCTTTTTGGTTTGACGGTTGCTCCGCCTTCAGCTCGTTTTTTCCCCTTAGCTTTTAGCCGTGCGCCACGGCCTCCCGTTTGACCGCTGTAACCCTTGGACGCAAAACGCCCAATTGAGTCACGGACGTACTTTCTGCCAGACCTACCGCCGCGCTTGGCCATTGTTCAACGTTTCGTTAATACAGTCTAATGCCGGTGCCACGGCCAGCCCTGCGGTGCAGTGGGTTCAGCTCTCTCCAAACGAGATAGCCTGCGGCGTCCGGCATATGGTCATGGCCAGATTCCTTGTCAGGCTCCTGCCGCTCGTTGTACGCCTGCAGCTCTAGGCATTCGATCAGCCGTTTGCATCGTGGGTTGATCTGGATTCTGATTTCACCTTTCCCGTTCTCCAAAGCACCTTGAAAAGCAGAAACCCTATCAGCCACCCTCGGATTTGCCTTAGGCGATTGGTTGCTGATGCCATAGCTCAGAAGTATCTCCAGATCCGTTTTAGTTGCGTTGGTTGATCTATTCCCTCCTGAGGCATCTGGGTAGCCGTAAAGCGTGCGGCCTGGATAGCGAGCACAGATCTCCTGCGCCAAGGCATCAGTGTCATGGGCCCCGCTGATCTCATCGATGAAATGCAGGGCATTACCAGACCGGATAGCAATACAGGCATTTGTATTGCCCACATTGAAATCAATGCCAATTCTCAGCGGCTCTTCTGGATCATCATCAACATCTGCAACGTGCTTGGCCCGGTCAAACCTGTCATAGACCGTGCCCGTCGCCAGGTTCTGGTATACACCCTCTAGGTAGGCGCGGCACTGCTCTTGGGTGTAACGGCTCAGCAGGTCATCGACGAAGCCCGGCCTGAGGTTGTGGGCATTATCTGCGGTCTTCATCCGTAGCAACGCTCGGCGCTTGCCCTCCCGTGCTGCATCAGTGCCAAACGTTTGGTAATGGAACCCAAACCCTTCTGGCGTTGAGTAGCAGTGGAGCTGGTTGAAGTTTCCGACCCTGATACGGCCCAGAATCTTGTCATAGGCACGCTGAGCGATCGAGGCTTTCGCAGTATCAACCTCATCGATGATTGCGAAGGCCCAATCGTCGCCCACGATGCGCTGATAATTTTCAAACGACAGGCCAAGGATTGTCGAATCACCGCCTGGGAAGTGCAGCGTGTGGCTTACATACGGCGCAACCCTTGGCGTGTATGGAATGCCGAAACTGTCTAAGAAATCCTCGAATTTCGGCACCCAAATTCTGCGCACCATATCACTGGTTGGTTCTAGGACTGAACCAAAAAAGCCCATGTTCAAGGCGGCCAGCTTAACGGCAACAGCGTGCGCGCAATAGGTCTTGCCGCTGCCATAGCCGGCGCTGATGCCGATCTCAGGGATGCTGTGAGGGGCACCGCCTTGCGACGCTGCGATAGCGCTTAACCGCTCAACCTCAAAAGCGCTGAGCTGGCCAGGGTTAAGCGTTGCCGCGATGCGTTGCAGGAGGTCATCAACATCAGCCAAGGCTGAACGGCTGCCAACGGCTTCAGCTTGCAGTTCTGCGAGCCTGGCCAGGATTGGGTTATTCCTCTTCACTGGGCACTAACTCTTGACCGGTCTTGGCTTGGATGCGAAGCAGTACGGTGCGCTCTTGTTCTGGCGTGAGGTTCGCCTCAGCGATGGCTGAGACAGCAGCTTCGATGCCTTCATTTCTTGCGCGTGTGACGGCTGCGTTGTCGCTGTAGTGCTTACGGTATGACGGGCTATGGGTAAGCATCCATTGCGCTGATTTGCTGTCTCCTTCTTGAGCACAATTTGTGATGATATTTATGAATTTATGAGCGCCAGCTGCACGACCTTCATTAAGCGCATCTAAAAGAGCTATTTCTTCTTCAGTAGGACTAGGGCCTTTTGCATTGCCAATCCACTGCTTTAACGCTGCATAACTAACACCAACCGCTGCAGCGATATGTTCTAATGCTGCGCCATATTCTGCAAGATGACGAACAGCTTCGATCACTTTTGAGTTTAGTTTGTAATGTCGCCTTCTTAAGTTTGCCATTTTAAATAACTATTGCGAAATATTATAGCGCAGGCTCAATGGTAGCCCATGTTCTGCCTGAGCGAATTTGGCGGATTGCATCGACTGAAACGTCGTATTGAAGCGCGAGTTCATATGGAGTGAAGACATTATTTCGCAAAAACTTTTTGATGTCAGCGACTTCAAAGGGTTGAAGCTTTGCGCTTTTTGGCGCACCGTAGAGACGCTTTCTGTTGATGGGAATTTCAGGTGTGATCACCTGCTCAGTCCTGAACGGATGATTGCAGGCCGGGCATCGACGGTAACGGATGCGGATATCAG